CGCCAACCTTTTCATAATACGTTACACCAGGTTCAAAGGCAGAGCCAATGAACTCTAGATACTCAGGATCGGTATCAGTAGTAGGGTCAATTAAGGGTTTTCATTGTTACCGCTATTGGTAGTAACCTCTTCCTCGATAACGATGAAGGAATAAAGCTTCGTAACAGCACCGCAGCCACGAGTCTCCAGCAGGGACTTCTGCTGGTTAAAGTCGATGTCAAACTGAGTACGATGCGTAATCTCACCGTTCTTCACAGAGCCGAAGGTGTAGTCCTTCAGGTTACCAAGAATGGCCAGCAGACGGTAGGTCTTTCCGTTAACAGTACGGGTCTTGTTCTGGAACTCAGGGACAGCGTGTACGGAGTTCACGTCAAGAGCCGTCATAAGCTCATTCTTGTTGCTGTAAATGCGGCGACCATTCAGGTCACGAGCCAGAATCATCTTGTTCCAGAACTGCTGCGTGCAATACATGGCAAGAGAACCAGAGCCACGGTAGTCAATCTTCGCATCGAGCAGAAGCTCTTCAACCGCTTCAGCATAACGGAAGCTGTTGCCAAAGTTTGCAGCAGTGTTGGAACCGTTGGCATTGGCATCCAGCTTCAGAACCTTATGAATCGTGTAGACATCCTCGTCAGTCCAGATCGGGCGGATCTTATCTTCTTTGATCTTATCGGGGCTACCAAGAACACGACCATCACCAACCAGAATGGCACGAGCAAGCTCAGTGTTCATCTGCATACGGTCAATCTTATACTGGAAGTCAACATAGCTGAAGTCGGTGATATCCTCAATGTCATCCTGGTTCAGAGTGCTGCGGACATAAATGGTCTGAGGCGTGGTCTCACGGATAACCTTATCGTAAGAGCCAACCAGAGTCTTCTGCTTGCCCTTCACATAGCCCTTAGCACGAAGCTCCTCAACGCCGCGAATATCAACATAATTGGTACGAATGCGGTTATAAGGAATCTTGCTGATGCCGCTCAGAACAGAGCCGACCCAGCCGTCATCATCGGTAACGAGCTCCGGAGCACCGGGACGCATATTGTGGAACTCGGGGAAGAGCTTATCCACAACAGCAGGATTACCATTCTCGGGATAAGAACCAAAGCCACTCACGGGGGCCAGGTCATCGTGAGAAAGAACATCCTGATGATCCTCAGCGTAAGCCGCAATAGCATCGGACAGCTTGCCATACTTTTTGGCAACATCAAGGATTTCCTTCTGATCGCTGTGGGAAATGTAGTTGGGACGAGCAGCCGCAGTGCCGCTCTCAAAAGCATTGAAGTTCATCGAATCTCCTCCAAAATCAGAATGTTCGGCAGCATCGCCGTCTTCATCGTCATCATCAAGGCCGTTAGTAGCAGCCTCAGAGACAAGATAAGCAACAACTTTTCGCTGCTTATCATTCATAGTGTCCAGAACGTCCTGGACGGTTTCATCATCGTTGTCCTCATCATCAGCATGGGACAGATCAGCATGTGCAAGTGCTTCATCTCCGGCTTTATCAACCAGATAAGAAACTGCATTAAGCTGCTCTTCGCTCATGCCATTAAGGATTTCCTGAATGTCATCCATTTCTGAAGTACTCCTTTTATCAGTTTCTTTATTACTGTCTTCACTCACTTCCTGACTCTGTTCCGCTGTATTACTATCGGAATCGCCAGAATCAGAACTTTCGCCTTCCATGTCAGAATGCGTTAAAATACGACTGAGTTCATCGCCAAAAGTGATGTAAGCTTCATCGCTTATCACTTCAGCATCTTCGCCATGAACAATGACAGGATAGGTGATCTGAGCACCCAAATTAGCTCCAGCTAACACAAGGCTAACTTCTTTGATAGAGCCATGGAGAACATCCCCTCCCTTTTCCTTGAGCTGATTTGCCCAAATAGAAAGGGAAGTCACATCGCCATGAGCAACGTCAGTCTTTGCCCTCTGTGCATCTTCACTATCATTGAAGTAGCCATACATGAAAACACCCTCAGGCCTGTTCTCAAGGAAACCATGTCCAAGAACTGCCTGAGGGCTATCATGATTATGTCCCCATACGAGGGGAACTTTTGCTCCGTCCTGATGTGCAAAAGCATCTCTGCGAATCGTTCGGCCGTCTTTACACCGAATATCATTTCGGGTTGCCCAGCCTGCAAAGTCGCAGTCTTTGTACTTTTCAGGAAGATTCAGTGCCATAAAACATATCCTCCTGTATTATGTTATGAATAGCTTCCATTTTGATTTACTCTGTGTAGTTGTTTATATCTTCCACAGGGACTTCATCTGCAGGAAGTTCTTCATTCATAGGTTGAGTCTCTAACCCTTCCTGAGGAATTTCTCCAGGATTCATCTGCATTTCAGCAGGCATATTCGGGTTAAAGAGCATGTCGGCATTCTCCTGTTCAGACGGCTTAAAGCCAAGAATACCTCTCATTTCATTCGGTGTCAGGATCTGATTTCGCAGAAGCTTATCACCAAGATCGGCCACCTTACTCGGCGGAACAACGCGGAAAGCATCATAAAACGCCATCACTCGTTGCCCTTGTGTATAGGCGGCATCACTGATCCAACGTCTATTTAGCCCATCAACCAAAGTACTTACGATCGGCTCAATAATGTTTTGAATGTAATTTTGGTACGCACCTTCATCAGCTGTATTGTTTAAAATCTCCGGACTCACTCCAAGTTGATCATGAATCTGCTTATTCAGAGAATCGATCTGAGCTTGAAGATTATTGTCAAGAGGCCTGCCAAGCTGAATCACTTTCTCACTTGCATCAATGTAGCCAATTCCATATCGAGAATTATTAAGCTGTACCTCAAGATCGTGCCTTCTAGATTCTGCTCTCTCCTTCTGCGTTTCATGACGCGTCGCATATGGAAGCTGAATGATCATATCAAGCTTTCCTGAGGCGGTCTTGTCATCGATCTTGTCAAGCAAGGCCAGTTTTTGTCTCAGCCGCATCATCAGCGAGTTCGGCGCATTCATGATCTCATAGAATGGATTTTGTAAAATCGGGCACAGTCTTTTCGGAAATCTTAGCTGTTCTCGCTCGCCGGTATATTCGTTATAAAGCTCTACATCAATGTCTTGCGGATGCCAGGCTATAATCTTACCGACACGAGCTGACTTGATTCGCTTAATCGTATAGGTATCTTCATTGATATCAGCAATGATCGGACAAACAGCAACATAGCCTTCATCAAGCATGGAAGCATAAATATCCTGCCTGAACTCTCGCGCTGACTGATCTAAATTTGCTTCTTTCGTAAGCAGTAAATTCAGCTCATCTTTGATGTCTTCTTTATACCGATCATAGTCATCAAGTCGAATATGCCGCAGATCAATAGAGGCTGCATCAACGGCCATACGATTCTGTAAAGGTGCAATAATAGACCGTTCGTTCCCGACATGAGGTCTTCGACGATCCGGCCTATAATACGTACTAAAATTATATGATCCCAGGTCATATCTTGGAGTGGGATCTTTGTTTCTAAAGGCGTTCCAAGCCTTTACAATTCTTTCAGTAAATGAGGGCGTTTGGAATCACCTCCGTAATAATTTACTTATTCTTCTTTTTAGATTCGACTTTTCCTAAAGGCGAATTTTTATAATCATATAATGCATCGTTGTATGCCCATTCCGTTGCATAAGCTGCAGCATTTGCTTTTTGTAATTTTTCTTCTAATGTGTTAAGATTCGAACGCTCTTGCTCACTAAGCGGTTCATCAAAACTAAAGGTATTTTCATTAAAGCCATGTTTAGTCTTGAGACCTCGATAATAATCAGAAAATTGTTTCTGTGCTATATCCGCATCTTTTACTCGTGACGCATAATCAGCACTCGCTTTGTCTGCTTTATAAGCCTTTTCTGCACTATCAAGTCTTGTGAGTGTTCCATTAGAAGCAGATTCCTTTGCCCTTTCAACTTCTTTTTGAGCCTCTTTATATATCTGACTAGACAATCGCGCACTTCGATCACGCTGCTCATATTCTTTTATATCATTTGGATCATGTGTTTCGTCGGCTTTTCTTCGAGCATCATTTGCTTTCTTTCGAGCATATTGCAAGTCATCATAAGCGTTATCAGCAGTGGTTGTTAGCTTGTCTATCTGTCGAGCATCAACTTCACTTTGAACATTTTTACGAGCTGTATCAACCATATTTTTTGCAGCATTACTAGCTTTGCTTGCGGTGTCTTTAACCGCAGACTTGGCTTTATCTACCATGTCCTTAGCAGAAGAAACAGTACGATCTACAGCACCAGCAAGAGACTTTTCATACATCCGTTGATTATCATATTCTTCTCCAGCATTTTTATTGTAAGCATCAATTGCTTCGTCGAGTTCACGTTTAGCTTTTTGTTCATTAGCACCTGCTTCGCGGCTTTTAGCAGCATATTGTTTTTGCTGATCAGATGCCGTTTTAGCGTCAGTTTCTCTCTGCTTACGATTAAATATATTTGAGTTTTTGGCTTTTTCATTTGCCATTTCAGACTCAGCCGTAGCTAAAAAAGTCTTTATATCAGCTTGATCTTTAGCTTTTTTAGCTTGAGTCCACACTTCATGCTTTTGATTTTGAGTATCATTTAGTTCAGACCGTTTAGCTGCAGCGGCATTCATACGGTCTTTAGCAGCATAGCCAGTAGCCTCTCGTACAGTAGATTTAACCGTTTCTTTAGCCTTATTAATCATGTCTTTGGCAGAAGTTTCAGCATCCTTGGCCTTATTCTGGACATACTCGGCTGCATTCTTAATACCGACTTTCTTTGCCCTATAATAAGCATCTACTTCAGACTGCTTATAAAAATATCTAGTCTTACCGTTTTCAAAAACCTTAAGAAGATACTTATGATTTGCTCTTACTCCTCGTCCAACACCTTTTGCAGCATTAGATGCTGTCGACGTAACCTTGTTCGCTACATTCTTTACAGTATTTTTAACATTATCAAAAAAACCATGCTCAATGTAAGGAGTACCATTTTCATCAAATACAATATAATAATCATTTTGATTCATAGCGTTGCTCCTTTACGGTAAGCCTTTTACAGACATATTGCGATACCGTTCAATCATAATGTTTCCTCTATTAACTAAATCCTGATCCAAAGAAACTACATCTTGCTTAGCAAATTCTTTCTTCATAGCTTTCATCCAGTTTGCAGCTTTCTTGGTTCGTTTATAAGCTTTATCATACGAACGCTTTGCTCTTGCTTCATTATAATTTCCAATATTGCCAAGGCTGTATTTAGTACGTCTTCGATTATACTTACCAGCTTGATCCAAGCTTTTATTAGCCTTCTTTTCAAGCTTATCGTATTTCTTAGACGCTTTTACATATGCTCTCTGAGGATTCTTTCTGACTCCCCATTTCATACCGAGAACACCATAATGAGCAAGATAATTCTCATTCTGTTCGTCCATTACATTCATCATCCTTTCTAAAGGATTATTCAAACATGTCTTTATTTGCTTTATAAGCAATATAGGCATCAAGAAGTGCCGCCACGTTATCGATCTTTTCCTGACGGCGCTTCTTTAAAAGCTTTCTATTTCCGTTCGTATCTTCCTGTGCAACACAGTTTCCCATACAGAAAGTCATGATCTCTTCATCAAAGAAAAGCTGTCTTCTCTCCGCCATGATCTTAATTTCACCGAGGGGAACCGATTCGGTTTTAACGCCTTGAGGAACCTTCTCAATTCCGTAAGGACCATAGTCGATTTCCCAACGATTTATAAAGACTGGAGCATTGTATGGGTCATAGCCAAGACATTGAACATTGTATTTCCTGTCACCAATAAACTTATAGAGATCTTCATAGACATCGCCTAGGTCAAGAACCGACGACTCCATGACAATCAGACTACCCTCACGCATAAAGTTTTCGTACTTGCTGCGTAAAGAACGAGGAAGTTTATTGAAGGTATAAGATGTAATATAGCTTCTTGCCTTTACACCAAAACCCTGGCCAGGAAGCGGAAACAGAAACGTAAATGCACAAAAGTCGTCTCCCTGAGACAAGTCTGCTCCAAGAGAGCACGCCATTCCATCAAAGTACTGCCTTCTATGAGGTTTCGTCTCATCATAAGTAAAGAAGTACGTATAGCCCTCCCGAGGAAGACCAAATCTCTTTGCCAAAATATCATTTCGAACGGAGGGATTCTTCTCAGCTCTCTCCAATTCTATCTGATACGTTTCATAAGTGACGGTTGCCCCAAGATTTGGGTTTGCTTTTACCCACATATTAGGATTATTCAGTTCACTTATATCATCCAGCTTATACCACCAGATAGACACATGAGGATTTCGATAAGTACCCTTCAGTATGTCCATCAATTCCATTTTGATTGTATCGCCAGGTCCGTTTCGAACTGTACCTTCAGAGCTTGTTGCAACAATCAACCAGTCATCAACTTTTGAAGCACCTTGCTCCAAAGCGCCGACAACGTCTTCTTTCACATCGCCGGAAAGCCACTCATCAACGGTTGCATACTTACATCTTGCGCCCTGAAGTTTGTCAATCCTCATAGGCCGACTTTCAATAATGGAGTTTGTGATAAAGTTCTCTATACCTTTTTTGGTTGAAGCAATTTTTACACGGTCTGCTTTACTACCTGTTGTGTTCTGAAGCGATCCCTCTGTCATAAACTGAAGGACTGGACCGCGAGAACGAGCAATGGCGATCTTTAATGGTAACAGTGTTTCTTCTGACTGACGAATTGTAGGAGCAGTTACAATCTGATCAGTTGCATCGGAATCCAAGATAAGGCCGTCAGCCTGAATACATGTGCAATAGACACTCTTGGCTGCGCCTCGACCCACGATCAGATATTGCTTGTTACGAAGACGTTTTTTAATCTTTCGAATCTCATAATGACCGCCACTGCTGTAAGCATTCGGAACCCATACACTTCGCTCTACAAAGTAAAACCAGGAATAGATGTCCTCTGCCCATAACTTAAAACTATCCAAAAGCTTTAAGTCGCCACCGTCAGTCAATGTCAACTCGTTTTCACAAAAACGTATCCAGCCTTCCATGACTGTGTCATCGTAATAAAACCGTGGATCTTCTATTAGACCGTCAATCAGGTTCATCTGCATGGAGACTTCCCGATTAACGGGTATTTCTCCTCTTAATACGGCGTCTCGAAATGCGCCGTAATATCTTGGTACAGCGGTATTCGATAACGCCATTTAGTTAACTCCTATTTATTGTTACCACCGCCACCACCAGGCGCAATCGGTAACTTCTTTTTATTAGACATATTAGCGCCACTTCTTTCCTGAAGGTCATACATCAGGTTATAAGTCTTTGCAACATTATTGTACATATTCAGGCCTTGATTAATCAAACCAGCTACTGTTGCTACTCTTGTTCCTGTTCTTTTAATTGCATTAAATCCCCTGTCGATTTCACTTTGCTTTATATCTTTTAATTTTCTATCAAACTCAATATTACTTACAATTTTGTCGACATCTTCTTGTGTTAAAATTTTCCTATATTTAGGCATCTTTTTAGGATGATCTCTAAGATAATTTCTTAATTCAGATTTTCTTTCTTCATCCGTTTTTTCTTTCTTTTTTCTGGAAAACAGGCTTTTTCTTGGTTCACCAAGTCCTTTACGCTTTCGTCCTTCGGCAGTCAGACTGCCATCAGGATTCTGATAGCGTCTTATGCCCCATCTCTGTCCCTTGATGCCGTGATGGGCCAGATAAGTTTCATGAGCTTCCATTTTACATAGCCCTCACATTCTTCATAAAATGGAGAATCTCCAGGAACCTATTGAAGGAGGTAAATAGATTTCCAGAGACTCTCCTGCGAGAAATAACTTATTCCGCAGTACGGATTATGCTAATAATTCTGCGGACTTCGTCCTGCTCAAAAGGCGTCATCTGGCCAAGGTCAGAGGACTTTTCAATAATGCTGATCACTCTGTCAGCAACACTATGGCGGCTATACTCACGGTGCTCCGCAGCACTCATGCCGCCTCTTTCAGGATACATCATAGCCTCTCTCTCAAGAGGATAAACACCAGCCTGATACATACGATCGTCACCGCTTCTATACCAGCCTTCGACGCCATAATCGCCAGAATATCTGGGCATCATGCGATTATGGCCATAGCTACGCATAGAGGGACGGTCACCATAAGACTTAATCTCATAGCGTCTAAAAGGCTCGTCACCATGCATAGAATAGCTACGATAACTAGCCTTCATAGCTTCGTCACCGTTTTCTTTCATTTCACACTCTTCCAGTTCTACGCAGGCACGGTCATAAGCATCGAATCCATCCAGCATTGCTTTCGTTTCGGCAGGGGTGAGATCATTCTTCTTGCCAAGCTCGTTAATGTTTTTAACGATGCTCTTCTTGATGTTTTTCAGGGCTTCTTTTTCAAATTCCATTTTGATTTCACCTCACCTAAGCTGATCCATGCCAAGGACAGGATCGGATACTTCGATCGGTGTCGTGCCAATATTTCTGACACTAACCGACTGGCAACAGCCTTTCCAAATAGGAACAGTCGTTTCACGGGAAATATTGTTGAAGGCTTCAGCTGCAGTCGGAGTGGAGATCATCTCCGTGGAGTTCAGAGAGTTGCCGTCCACAGAGATCGCCACAATGATAGGCGCGACAGTCCCACCTTCAGGAATCGCCACATTTGCTCCAAACGTCACATTATAGTTAACCGTTCTGGAGCGCTGGCAGCAGCAAGTTCTAGGCTGAGGGTAAAGGTTCCGACCCTTAGCAAGAAAAGCACCACTGTCATTACGATGGAGTACAAGATCATACGGGCAAGGAACGGTGACCTGATTAAAGATGATGGCCTCGCCGGGCTGTACGATCTGTGTTCCGCCCACATAAGTCCATTCAGCCATCACGCCACCTCCTTATACGTTACCGCAGCAGGTATTATTGCAACCGCAGCCGTTGTAACGATTCCAGAGGTTGTTCATGTACTGCTCAAGGGCAGCAGTCTGAGCAGCCTGAGATGCCTGTCGATTCGCCTCATTAAGCTGACCCTGAAGAGCCGCAATCTGCTGGTCCTTACCGGCAAGCTCAAGAGCACAAATCTTGTCCATGATGGCAGTAAAGCCTGCATTCGTGGAATCCTTGATAGACTGAGTATTGGCAGCATTGCTTGCGATCAGATCTCTAATGCCATCGCTGACGACCTGCCTGTCCTGGCAATTTTCCGTCGCCACGGTATACTTGAGATCGGCAAGACCCGCACGGTTCTCGCAGCAACAATTCTGAAGCCCCATGGACAACGTATTCATATTCTGCAAAGTCGCTGCCTGATTCGCATTCATCGCCTGCAGCACGTTCATGTTGGCATTGCAACGAGAAATCTCAGCATTTGCAAAGCCATTGGAAAGAGCAGAGGTAATGCCATTCAGACTACCCATAATGGCAGACTGGTCAAAGCCGCGCTGAACATCATTGTTCGTGTTGCTGCTCATCATCCAGGGCATCATACCGCCCATACCGCCACCCCAGCCGAAGCCGCCGCCCCAGCCATTGTTAGCGAACAGAAGCAGAATAATCAGCCACCAGGCACCATCGCCACCACCAAAGAAACTACCATTATTCCGATAACCACCATTCATAACTGCGGAAACATCAGCAGCGGTAAGACCGCCACCATTTTCAGTGTAAGACATTTATTCGTCTCCTCCTGAAAGTAATATTATTACTCAAACTATTTACTTCTGGCCAACCAAGTAAAAAGGTGAGTAATTAAACTAAAAAAAGCCTATCAGTGCCTTCTTCCGTAAAGCATCTGATAGATCTGATCGGCCTGCTGTGAAAGTTGACCGAACTGTTCCTGAGTCATTTGTCCACTTTGCATAAGCTGCCGAACTCGTGCCTCCGGAGTCATTCCCATCTTATTTAAGTTATCCATCATCTGTCCGCTTGCCTGTTGAAAAGCTTCAGGACTGGAAAATGGATTCACATTCTGTTGTGCTTGTTGTCTCTTCTGCTGAAAGCGTTCAAACAAAGGATTCATTTTGACTCCTCCTGTCGATCAAGATTTGTCGGAAAGAGCATGTCTAACTTTGAAGACATGTCAGCCATAACCTGATCAAACTTGCCATTCATGTTGTTAAATGCCTGACATAAGTCTTGAAATTCAGCCTTTGTTACAAACTTGGCTTCCTGCCCAAATGGAAACTCGACGATATTATCGTAATGAAATCCATGAAGCGGATTCTTAATCTCACCATTTCCATCGGTTTCTCGGATATAGATAATCTGCTCTTCAGGATCTTCGAAGTAAAGTGTCTCATTCGGAGTACGAACATGATTCAGTACATCGTCCATACTTTTTACCCAAATCATATTCGTCTGAGGTTCCTGAGGCTGCGTTACTGCTGCTGCCGTAGAGAGAGCGCCAAGAGGACCGGCTGGAGTAGGAAGCTTATTTAAGAAATTGGTATTACCCGTGCTAAAAATAGGCGTGTTGCTCATCGTTTATCAAGTCCTTTCGTCCAATAGTAGATGACAATTTCATTACCTGAGTCCCATGTATCATAGTAATCACCGTTGACCACAGTGACTACATGCTGATCTAATGCTAAAAGATGTGCTCCTGTTGGATGGTCCCTGCAAAAATCTTTAACTCTATAACAGTACGGGCATGTATCAGGAGCAAACCTTCGAACATAGCCGAGCCTGTCTAAATATGCTCCCCATACCTCATTTCCTGAGGGCATATTCTTCAGTTGAAATCCCTCAAGAAAAGTCCCAACATAAACAGAATCCCAATCCTGCCCTGTTAGTTTACAGATCGCTCGAACTGTGCAATCTCCTACAAACCGGCCATGAGGATTGGGGTTATATGGTATGAAAGCCATTTTGAATTTTAGTAACCAAACTCAGCGACTTCTTTTAAAAGCCACTCAAGCTTTTCAATCTCTTCTTTGATAAGATTTACTACCGTTGCATTCTGCGGCGGATCAAATATCAGTCGTGCTTTTAAAAACACATACTGCTGCACATCGCTGATCTGATCCGGGTCCATTCTAAATTCGTCCCACTCTTCTTCCTCGCCTTCGATCTTAAAAGGTTTGGACGGTCCAACGCCAAGCTGACAAAGTCTGGCGAAAGAGGAATTAATGTTAATGATGAGGTCCGTGTCAAAGATGCCATAGTCAGAAGAAGGACCAATACGCTGTCGAATGGTTTTAAGGATGGAGGTTTCTAAAGGCATAGTTAAACCCTCCTAACCATATCTTGCTTATAAGCAACTCGTCCATCGCCATACACGCCACGGCGGACGGAGTTCATATCAAAATTGTCATTGTCGACAACTGCAAGATGAACACCAACTTCACCACGTTTGGCAATGAATCGGACAACACGACCAGAAGGGGCTTTAATATCGCCAACGTTCTTGTTCATGACCTCAGCCATCTTTCGGTTATACTCATTTGCCCAAGACAGAGAAATCTTTCCATTTGCATTCTTCATGGGCATACGTCTGTTAAGGTCATTTACAGCATAACTATGGACTTCATCTTTGCTCTTTTTATAAGCACTTTTATAGATCTTGTCATAGTTTTTCTTTGCCCACTTTGCATCTTTTTTCTCTGCTTTTGCTTGAAGTTTCTTTATATGACGATAGCCAGCTTTTGTTAAAGACCCATCAGGATTCTGATAACGTCTAACTCCCCACTTCATGCCTAAGATGCCATGATGGGAGAGATAAGGTTCGTCCATTGAAGATCACCACCTTAAATACTTGTTATAGTTATCGCTGTATGTGCATTATGCTTTAAGTTACTAGTTTTAATCTTAAGTTAATTCATCTTCCACGGACATGTATCATTTGGTCTTCGCTCTACATACTCATAAGGCATAATCAAGCTCTCATCGCCATAGTGAATAGCATCATGAGTAATTTTTCTACATGAAATTGCATACTCTGGGTTCATTAAGAATTTCGTCTGATCAACTATGTCATGTGTATCAATTGGATTCATATGATGTATGTAGATCCTTTCGCCTTCTGCAAATGGATGCTCAAGATCTGCCAAATCACATCCATGATCTCTTAAGATGATTGACCTTCGAAACTCTCGCCATTCGTGTGAATTGTAAAAATGCTGGTTTAAATATCGTTCCCAGCCAAAAGTTTCAATTCCAACCTGTCCGCCGAGTCGCAAGTATCGATAGCGCTCAAGATAAGTTGGGATTTGCATTAACTCAGTATATGTACGGATCGATCGGTTCATCTGTCGTCTCCGTTCTGTAAGAAGAAAGTGCATCGATAACTTCTTTGTAGAATCCAGCACGATCTTTTTCAGATTCAATTGCCGAAGTCTTTGCCCGAAGCAGTGCATTCTCTTCTCTGAGTTTTCTCATTTCTTCCTGTTGCTTGACTGAACCGGCTTTTAGAAAATGAACATATTCTGCTGCAGTTGCTGTACCGTTTTCGATACGCTGTTCTACTGCGCGGAAGCTCATTGCGATTAAGCGATTCTCCCACTCTTCCGGAGTCATTGCAGGAGCTGATTCTTGGAATCCGCTATCAGTTTTACTAGACTTTCTGCCAGCCAAATATGAGTTCATCTCCCTTCTGCCCTAGTTTTGCTATAGTTTCTAATGCCTTTTAGGTGGGTATGGTAGGAGAGATGTAAGGAGGTTTCACGGTGAAAAAGTACAGAAAAACCAGAAAGAATGAAAGGAGAAACCCGTCTAGGTCAAATCGACGGAGCTGGAAAACATGAGCAAGAAAACCAGCAAAAAGAAGCACCATACCCACTTAAAAAGCATTAGATGAAAAATACAGCAAAGAAAGGTCACAGACCAATTCTCAAATATAACCCCCGGAGGAAAATATAAGACCGCCGCGATATGGGGCCCCTATATTATATTTTGACCCCTCCCGGGGGTGTTTTATATTAGTTTATGTTTGTTTTTATATTATTAACAGTAAAATCTAAGGGCAAAGCCCATAGAAGCTGTAAAGAATAAGAACTAGAGAACAAAATAGTATTGACTCGTCTATAAGTGCTCACTAAATTGCTCTCTAGTTCTATCCTGATTGCTGCTATGAATTGTGGCCAGTTGCTTGAGTAGTAATATTCTTTCAGTGTGAGATCTTTTATTCTTCAGTTACTTTTACGTAACCTACTTCTTTTCCAGTAAGCGGACTAATCATTCTAAGATCCATCTTACAGATTTCGTCGCATGCACTTTCAATTTCTCTATCCATTTCTTCAGGAGAGAAATCCGGCGAAGTATCTGCAATTCTAGCAAGATAGGATGAAGTGAAGTAGCCGCATTCTTTTTCATCGTAAGCTGCCCAACGATCATATTGTGTGAATGGGTTGAATGGATTATCAGTAGTTGTGACCATGGTTCTTGCCATCTCTTATTCAACCCCCATTCCATTAAAGTTATTGAATTCTTTTCGAAGAGTATCAAGAGAAACGCCAAGCTCTTCAGCGACATAAGACGGAGACTTCCCAGAATTCAGAAGTAATCTGGCTCTCGACTTTGCACTTGCTGACATTCCTGTACTTTCTCTCGGCATTGCTCTCTTTTTTAATTCATTTTTATCAGAGTATCGAATTACTCTTTTAAAAGTTGTATCAGAAATTGCACCGGCCTGAATAGCTTCCCATTCTCTATCAGTCAGTGTAATTCTGTACCTTTTTTCTCCAGAATAATCATTTACAGCATCTCTTGCATCATTCAAAGCTTTTGCATTAAGTTTTTTCCATTTATCTTTATCTTCAGCAAGACTTGGATCAGCTTCTTTCTTCGCTGTCATAATGCTTGTAGCCAAAGCCTGAGCCTGTCTTTCTTTCGGAGATTCCAATTCAGCACGAAGAATTTTCTTTGCAAGAGTTCCATCTTTTCCGACGATGTCGGCATAGGCTTGTGCCGCCGATTTATTCTGTTCCAGTCTTCCGGTATTTCGCATTTCTTTTCTTGCTTCATTTGCAAGCGCTTTCAGACGGTTTGCATGAGCCGCATAAACACTTTCGATATAATAACCAGACGACAGTTCATTTGCATCTTTTACTATCGCCATAGCTTCTTTCTTTTCTATGTTCGGCTCATACTTTCCAGTCTTACTATTTTTATGACTTTTACCGGTTTCTCTATAAATTATCTCCCCGTTTGCGTATCTTTCTTTTTATTCTTCAGTCATTCCACTTGTGGAATAGATCTCTTTTCTCTCAGGGATGCGTGTTTCACTTCTGGCTCTTGAAATAAGAGTCGAAGCACCACCGAAATGCTCTTTACCTGTTTCATCCGTGTATTTGAACTGATAAAGCTTTTTAAGCTGAGCAATACCATTGTCTTTGTAAGCTTTCTTCCAATCCAAATTATGCTTTTCAGCGTCAATAACAGTCATGGAATAGCGTACGGCTCTTTCGATTTCACTGGGATCTGCTTTCTTGATCGTCATATCAGTGATCAGGTTTGAAGCAACGCCCATCTCTTTGCCTTTGTTAAAGCCGTCGCCTTTCTTTCCGTCTCTGCTTTTGCCTGTGCACATTGGGTCATCCGGCGAACGGTAGTAAACGTCAGAAGGGTTAAAAGAAAGCAAGCCATGTAAAGGCTCGCCTTCTCTTGCTTTCATTGCTCTAAGCTTTTGACCTTCTGTTGGAATAACCAGAACGGTATCGCCATCATAGTCAGCACCAGACAATTGGTTTGCAACTGTTGAGTTAATGCCAATTGCATGCGAAGGTGCCGTTCCAAGCATTTTAATGCCATCAGGATTTGAGTGTGTGACAGTAAGCTTTGGAATCTGAAAGATGCCCTCATGCGGATGACGCACAAGAATGACTTCTTCGCCTTCTTTGTACATCGGTGCATAAACTTCATTATCTTTCAGACTCGTAATCGGAAGGATAGCATAAGCACCTTGACGTGGAAGAGCTGCCGCTTTCAAATGTACAGCAGCAGAGTCACAGTTATCTGCAAATTCTTCAAGAAA